CACCCGACAGCGCAGAGTCAACTGCTTTGCCAAGCGCGGGTAAAGCCTTCGTTAAGAAGGCAGGTCCTTCCATCACGACCCTACGGTACACTTTTTCGGAGTACCTGTGGAGTGATTCAGGTGATATCACGTCCCTATGTAACGTTTGCACGTCACGTAGGAGGGCGACAGCCAGATATAAAAGCTCTGGTGAGCTTACTGACTTAGCTTTTATGGGATCCATATATACGGTATCTCTCTAAGTATACGCCCAACTACATGATTCGGAACTAACGGAACAAACACCGTTACATCAACGAGTCTCGCCTGGATGGCGAGCCGTAATTGACATAACGTCACTTATCTTATCCTTCTTGCCAAGAAGGTGGGACCCCAGGGTATCAAACCTGGAGCCCCCGTAAGTGAACTACTCTGACTTAGCGCTTACGCGCAAAGTCTTATTTGTAGATGAATCCACGAAAGTACCACTGCGAAGTGGTAATCCGTTAGGATCCAGTCTACCCTTCTCGATTGACAACTTGTCAAACGAGCAGCCTGCAACGGACATCGCAGCCAGGATGGCTGCAATATTCCCGATGGCAGACAGAGGAATCTGTTTGTTGAGGACTCTCATTGTTTGCTAATTCACCGTCTGGCCATACAAGCTCAGCATCACGATCACCCCAACACAACGTTGTGGGATTTACGATCACGAAGCCGGGCGCGTATGGGACAGCCGATGAAGCATTACGCACTCTAGTACTAAACTTCCTAGAGCGTCGCATTAATGAGAGCGGAGTCGCCGTTTCCGGACCCATCGAACAACACCGTAGTTCCAGCACCAGTTGTGCTGCAGAAACTATCAAGCATCGCCGATACGTCCTTTACGTCGTCAAGGTCATCGAGTTCCCCCTTGGGAATAACGACTACCTTGTACGCACTACACCGCACAGTCTTGCCAGATTTCCCGACGACATCCATGTCGACGCGGCACTGACTTCTCTGTGTGGCACCCAGGCCTGATCCAGCTTCTTGATGGGCAACCTTCAAGATGCATGGGAGGGATGGATTTCCGCCCTTACGAGCGTATATATGCGTTCTACCTTCGAGGGAGTAGTGTTCGAATTCAACTTCGACACCGGCCCTGTCCTTCACTTCGTTCGTTAGCAATGTAGTTGGTAACATTTGTATCTAATGAGCTAGCAACCGGCTAGCAAGCGGTTTTGTGTTGATTATAGTCGCAAACCCGTGAACGAACGCAACAGTTGGTGATAAGCCAACCATTACATCTATCCAGGACTCGTGACTGGCGATGTAGACTACAAGCGTATGCACATTCAACCCTTTATGTTTTGGGGCGAACAGGCATACCTTTTGGTCGTCGCAAGCAGCATTGATTCCACATCTCTGTGGTACTACAAGCGATTTGTACATTTCTTATTCTCTAGCGTGGTAAACGTACCACTCCGAGAGCCGCTGCAAGGCTGAACTCTTTCAAGTTCAGTCCGCTCGATTGAATCGAGCGTACGAAGTTCGCTTCGTGAGGTTGCCTGAAATACGCATCCTCAGTGATCGAACTTACGAGTGTTTCTCCCGATCCGCCTCCAAAGTCCGGAGCACTAAGCGTCTGAAGACGCAGTGTCACGGTTCTCTTCGCGCGGGCCGAGATACAACACTTAGCTACATGTATTGTTGGTTCTATGTTACGGGTCTTGAATTGATCAAGCCATCGGCTCACGCCGACGACCCAGTCAACAACAAAACTCCATGGCAGGGCATTCCAGATAATCGCAGGGTTCCAAAGAACTCCCAACGAATCTAGATATCCCAGCGGGAAAATATTCCGCTTTTGCCACTCGTCTAGTTTGTAAGAATAGGCGAGAGAAACAGTGAACTTAGCATTAACATAGTCAACATCACGGCGCCCTACGAACTGGTTAACGACCCCCCACGAGGAGGGACCGTAACAGCTATAGGACTCCGATCCGCCACTACACTGCTCTAAAGGAATGCTGAAATGCACCCTTCGGAGCTTGCCCTCATCAGCCAGTAGTTTTTCCACCGACTGACGAGCACCTCTCATCGAACGCTTCACAGCTTCGATATCAGAGGCCAACGGGGCGATAGCGAACGACCATTGCAGGTAGTTCTCTCCCGCCATCTTCAGTATCTGCTTTAACGTCAAGCGCCTTTTCA